CCGATTTTATTGCCGAAGTTATTGTGAATGAAGATCAAATAGATGCTAGTATTAACGATCTTAAAGAATACAAGAAACCTAATAGCAAATTTGAATATACTATGTTAAAAGGTACAGAAAGTGTAACTCAAACAACTTACGAACAATATGACGAGAAGCCTAACAACAGCAGTAAAGAACGAACTAGCGACAAATGATATACGACCAATACACCTTATTACTATTGGTTTTTCTACTCCTATTAATATAACAGATTGCTCATTTGATCTAACATCATCAGTTTCAGGCTCATCAGTTACTTATTCAGCTAGTGATTTTATTATGGGTATATCTGAACATAGTGAACAAACAGATTTAACCAAAGCTAGTTTAAAATTAGTATTATCAGGTGCAGATCAAACATTTATATCATTAGTTTTAAATGAAAATGTTACAAACGACACAGTAGATATTTATAGAGGTTTATTAGCTAGTGATAATAGTTTAATTGCTGACCCTATACTTCTTTATAGAGGTAATATTGAAAACTACTCTATTCAAGAATCTGATAAACAAAGTAATGTATCTTTATCTATCGTATCACATTGGGCAGATTTTGATAAAAAGAATGGTCGTAAAACAAACAATACCTCACAACAAAGATTCTTTAGTACAGATGTTGGTATGGATTTTTCTTCTGAAATAATTAGTGATATTAAATGGGGTAGAGCATAATGGATAATATTATTAATTTTTACAAAACATTTAACAAATATAAGAATAACACTAATGATGATCTGTATTATCATATTTTACCATCAATAAATTGCAGACAATATAAACTATTTAAAGATAATAATGGTATTTATGGTTTTGTTAATTGGGCTTTTTTAAACAAAGAAGAAGAAGATCATTATAAAGCAAAAGCAATTATTAAAAAAAATAAATGGCAAAGTGGAACTAATTTATGGTTATATGATATTCTTATATCTAAAAATGCAAGAGAAGTTATGGGTTGGGTTTATAATTATTTTAAAGATTATCTAAATGTAAATCAATGTATTAATTGGTTAAGACTAGATGACAATAATAATATTTACAGAATATCTAAAAAATACAAAAGGGAGTTTCATATCTAATGGGTGGTGTAGTAGAAACAGTAACTAGTGTTGTAACTAAGGCTAAAGGAACAAAGCTATTTAGTTTTTTTCAAAATCCTTTAGTTAGTTTAGGTGCGAGTTTATTTTTATCATGGGTGTTAAGACCAAAAACACCTGAGATACCTGATTTTGGAACTAATGAGTTTGATGACTTTGAAAAAGGATTGTTAGTTAATAAACAATCAAATGACATTAATATTCCTGTAATTTATGGAGAAAGACTAGTTGGTGGCTCAAGAGTATTTGTAGAAAGTTCAGGAACAGATAATGAGTTTTTATATATTGCCTTAGTATTATCAGAGGGAGAAATAAACGATATAACAGAAATAAGAATAGATGATAAAGTAGTAACATGGTCAGGAGATTTAGCAGATAATACACAAGTTACAGTAGATAGTTCTGATGCTAATTATTATAAAGATGGAGAAAGTTTAGTTACAGTAGAACCTCACTTTGGAACAGATGGTCAATCAGCATCATCTTTATTATCAGGTTTATCATCATGGGGAAGTAATCATAAATTATCAGGTCTTTGTTATTTAGCTTTAAAGTTTAAATGGAATCAAGATGTTTGGGGTGGTATGCCTAAGGTACAAGCAAAGATACAAGGTAAAAAAGTTAAAACTTATAATGCAAGTTTAGTAGAACAATCTGCAAGTTACCAAACTAATCCAGCATGGTGTATATTAGATTATTTAACTAACACTAGATATGGAAAAGGTTTAACTACAAGTGAAATAGATTTACAAAGTTTTTATGACGCTTCACAAGTTTGTGAAACACAAGTAACACCATATTCTGGTGGTAGTGATATAAATATTTTTGATTGTAATACAGCAGTTGATACCTCAAGAAGTTTGATTGATAATTTAAGAGAACTTATAAAAGGTTGCAGAGGTTATATTCCATACACTCAAGGTAAATATAGTTTAGTTATTGAAACAACAGGAACTGCATCTATTACTTTGACAGAAGATGATATTATAGGTGGTTATGGTTTAGCTATTCCTACTAAAAATGAAAAGTATAATAGAGTTATAGCATCATTTGTTAATCCAGCAAAAAATTATCAAGTAGATGAGGTTCAGTTTCCACCAATAGATGATTCAGGATTACCAAGTTCAGATCAACACGCAACTATGAAAAATGCTGATGGTGGATTTTTATTAGAGGGTAGATTTCAATTCCCTACACTTACTTCTCAATATCAAGCAGAAGAAATGGCAGAGGTAATACTTAGAAGAAGTAGAGAAGCAATAGGTTTATCATTAAATGTAACTTTTAAAGGGTATGAATTAAATATTGGAGAAATAGTTAATGTAACACATTCTTCTTTAGGATTTTCTGCAAAACCTTTTAGAATTTTAGGAATGACTTTTAATCAAGATTTTACAGTATCTTTAACTTTAGTAGAACATCAAGATAGTCATTATACTTGGGCAACTAAAGTACAAGCATCAACAGTACCATCAACAACTTTACCAAATCCATTTACTATCCAACCACCAGCAAGTGTAACTCTATCAGACACATTAATTGAATATAATGATGGAACTGTAATTGTAGCATTAGATGTAACTATAGGTGCTTCTCCAGATAGCTTTATTGATTATTACCAAGTAGAATATAAATTAAGTACAGATTCAGATTTTATTATTTATGCACAAGGCTCAGGATTAAATCACAGAGTTTTAAATGTAATTGACCAAAGTATCTATGATGTAAGAGTTAAAGCTGTAAATACTTTAGGAGTATCATCAACTTATGTATCAGCACAAAGAACAATCGTTGGTGCAGTAGAACCACCTAGTGATGTAGAAGATTTATCTTGTAATATTGTTGGAGAGGAAGCACATATTTCATGGTCACAAATTCCTGATCTTGACCTTGCATACTATCAACTTAGATTTAGTGAAGCAATTAATGGTACTGCTGATTGGCAAAACTCAGTTAATTTAGTTTCTAAAATATCAAGACCAGCAACTTCTATTTCTGTACCAGCTAGGGCTGGAACTTATCTTATTAAAGCATTTGATAAATTGGGTAATGCAAGTTCTAATGCAACTGCAATTATTTCTAATGTAACAGATGTAATAAATCACAATGCAGTAGCAAGTTTAACAGAACACCCAGATTTTAATGGAACATTTACCAATACAATATTAACAGATGATGCAATAGAATTAGATTCTTCTGAATTATTTGATTCAGCTAGTGGATTTTTTGATTCTGATACAGTTAGATTTTTTGATTCTGGTACAAGTAATGCTGATTTTTTGTCTAGTGGTAATTATCAATTTTCAGATGTTATTGATATAGGTGCTAAACATACTGCTAGAATTACAGCATCATTAAGTCAAACCTCAGATAATCTTGATGATTTATTTGATTCTCGTACAGGGCTTTTCGATAGCCAACCAAGTAACTTTGACGGAGATACACCAGCAAACTGTGATGCTCATTTAGAAATAGCAACTTCTGATGATAATGTAACTTATACTGCTTTCCAAAATTTTGTAATTGGAAATTATACTGCCAGATTTTTTAAGTTCCGAGTTGTTTTAATTTCAAGAGATTTAGCATCTTCTCCAAGAGTAACACAAGCCTCAGTTACAATAGATATGCCTGATAGAATATTTAGTGGAAATGATATAACTTCTGGTGCTGGAACTAAAACTGTAACATTTACAAATCCTTTTAAATCTGTTAATTATGCAGTTGGAGTTACAGGAGAAGATTTAAACACAGGCGATTTTTTTGTTGTAGAGAACAAGACAGTAAATGGCTTTGATTTAACATTTAAAAATTCAGGTGGTACTGCAGTAAGTCGTACCTTTGATTTTATTGCAAAAGGGTTTTAAAAGGAGTATAAGAATTATATGGCACAACACGATTACGATATAGCGAACCAATCATTTCCAAGTTTTAGAACTGATCTAAACAATGTTCTGGGTGCTGTTATCTCTACTAACTCAGGAACTTCAAGACCTAGTTCTGCAGTAGCTGGTACACTTTGGTATGATACATCAGATACAACTTTAAAACTGTATAATGGAACAACAGATGTAG